GTTGTATTCTCCTATTGCATCAAGGACTACAATTACTGCGTCATCAAATGAGCTTGTATAGTAGCCAGCGCATGCATGTGAATAATGATGTTTAAATGATTTTCTTGGTATTCCATCAATATTAAACTTTGGCTTCCAGTCTCCAGAGCCACCCTTTATAAATAGCCTGGAGGCCTTTAGAAGGGGTTTCTCGTAGTATGCTATAGCATCAGGTACCCCGTAAGACAAAGCATCATTAACTAAACTATCATTGATATACCAATCATTTTTTTGCTTGCTATATCTTTCTGCGTGGCCAGCAAATAATATTTCTCCATCTTTAATTAAAGATAAAGAGGCGTCATGGGATGTCTCATTAACCCCCAATATTATAGTCATTAATTTCCTTTATAAAAAATTCTGCCCAGTGCATGTGTTTATGAACACCAGAATGGCCATTCAGTGTTGCCGTTCTAGATATCTTAACATCTGAGGCTATATCAAAGTTTAGTCCGTATTTATCACGATAATCTTGATGACATAAAAATTCTGTATCACATTCAGTTCCTTTTTTATGAAATTTATGACACAGAATATCTTTACCTAGATCTTCAACTCTTTGATGCCACTCATTTTCATTAAAATGATGATAGTTTTTAAAATATCCATTACCCTTATTATTATCAAGCCATTTATTTTGTGGAATGAACCACGTTGTCCAAATTAGTTTTATATTGTTTGAGTTGCAATATGCTTCAAGCATTTTTATATATTGAATAGAAAGCATTTGTGCTGTTTCTAATGGCATTATTTCTTCTGCAAGTACTGGCAGCTTTAAATACTTTGGCCTTCCATCATATGTATCCCGCGGAGTTATGTGATATGTTATAATCTCTTCGTCCTGATCAACAGATGGAATTTTTCCATTATTTTTATAGTCTTTTTCTGGCCTCATTTGATGTGATCTAGATGCGATTTCCATTCTTGTAAACTCTGGAAAAAGGCATAGAACTATCTTTGGGTTTCCAAAATGCTTTACGTATTCAAAAAAACAATTTATTTCAAATGGAACTCCCTTACCGCTTGAGCCTAAGTTATGTTTAGTCAAATTAAGCTCTTTTGAAACAAAGTCTGACCAGGTTGCACCTTTAGGAACCCCCTCGCCATAAGTAAACGAGCATCCAAGAGCAACTATGTCTGCAGCAGATTCAATCTCTTCTCCTATAAAACCTTTTGAGTTTACTCCTTCCATTTTTCTGCCTTTTAGTCCACCAGCTAACCCTTCTTTTGCATATTTCCAAATATAAGGTTCATTATCTGAGTGGTAAAATGACGGATGTAATTCTTTTGTCATAACAATATCTCCTTTTTAAAACTTTCATATATATGAATATTTCTATGTAGTCCAAAATGTGGTGTTGGTGCAGTGGATGCATCCTTGGAGTAATAAAAATTTTTAAGTTCAGAATGCTCTAGGTGGCAGTTTTCTTTGTAAACTTCTTTCATGCCATCCTCTTTTTTGAATTTCCAATCATTCATCCCCAAGCTAATATAGTTTTTAAATTGAGTTAAATTTATATTTTTATCAAGCCATAAAGATTCTTTTTCCGACCATGTTCCCCATAATAATTTAATATTATTTGTATTGCAGTACATTTCAAGCATTTTAATATATTGTATTGATATGTCAAAGGATAGTTCAGATGGAATAGAATCTTCTGCAATAAAAACACCTCTGCCAGTATTAAATTTATTTTTTTGATTCCATATTCCATATCGTATTATCTTGTCATTATTAAGTTCGTGCCTTGGAAACTGGTTGTATCTTGGAGTCATGTGAGAAGTCTTTGAAGCAACTTCTATTCTTGTAAACTCTGGGAATAGGCACACCAATACTTTTGGATTGCCAAACTTATTTACATAGGAAAAAAATTTATTTATACTCCACATTATGGATTTACCACAACCAGCAAGATTATGAACTGACATTCCAAGATCTTTTGCCAGAAGATCAGGCCATGCATCACCAGCCTCTACACCTAAACCAAATGTCATTGAGCACCCAAGAGAAACAATGTCGGAGCATGAGTCAAATTCATTTGTCCTGTAGCCGTAATTGTTACACTCATTAGACCAGTCAGATATTTCTGATTCCAGTGGGTAGGATGACTCATACCAAAGGCTGTCTGAGCTTAATTGCATTAGTATATAAACCTATCCCTATCTTTATTTTTTCTTTTCTTAAACGATCTAAAAAATTTTGATATATAGTATTTAATGTATATCATTTTTAAATGCTTCCTTCTACTAGTTGTTGAACGTACTCTGAAAAATGTTTTCTAATGGACCCCATTGGTCTTGATCCATAAGAGTCCCATATTCTTTTATACTCTAATACATTTGCAAATGTTGTTGGGCACACCACTATGCCATTGTACTCTCTTAGTACAGTTGGAAGTGGAACATGCTTGCTGCAGCATTTGCAATCTTTTGCTCTATCCTGATATTCGCTCATATTATCTGCATCCTGTCCATTGCTTCTCTTAAGTCTTCAGGCATTCTTGGTGCCCTAATCATATTATAAGATGTCGTATCTGGGTCATCTTTGGTCCCAAAATCATTGTCGTAATTCATAGATTCGTATGTATGAATATTAATTTCTTGATTGCCGTCAAACCTAGTTCTGCTGATAGAATTGAATATAGCGCCACAAGTAGCGTCCGCCAAGTCTTTAGAGCCTTTTCTAGGGTGGTCAACCTTATCTCTCATAATTCTGAGCTGGCATAGCTCATCTATAAGTAGCGGTATGTGGGGGCCAATTAATCTTTCTTCAGCAACAACCATTGCCATGTCATCATAATGTTTTTTTGCAACCGACAAAATCTCTGTGTTAATTCCATATTGCTTTAGCTGCTGCATCATATCGTGGGAGTTCCATCTATCAAATGTGCATATTGCAATATTAAATCCTCTTGTTTTAAGAGAAAGAATATAATCTTTAACTTCCGTGAAGTCTACGGATTTATCTGGTGTTGGGGTCCAATATCTAACCGCATCAACCTCTACAATTGGAGCGGGCTGGGAGTAGGTGTCTGTGACTTTTACATTAACCCACTTATTAATATGAGCCATTGTTACTGCACAATGGTCATGCTTTTGAGCTAAGTCTACGTGTATGTAGTATTTTTTATCTGGGTCTGGGAGGAACCATTCCTCTAGTCTTCCAAAATTATCTACAGCTATCTGACCAACATTGAAAGCTTTCTCTACCTTTTCTCTTGACTTAAAGAATGCGTCAACTGCGTCTGGTGGCATGCAAGCAAATCTGGATAGTGCATCTGTTGGGTTTGTATAAAATGCAGTTTTAAAATCATCAATCTTTCTTACTGGGTTTATCTCCCATGTTGGCCTTTTTATTGCATAAACTTTTGGAATCTTATAAGATATTATATGATCTTCTTCCCATTGTATTTCAAACTCATTGCCCTCTGTTCCGTCTGGGAGCTCTTCATACATCTTAAATTTATGGTCTCTAATTACTGTTTCTTTTTCTCCAATGACAGCATCATATCTTTGCTGAATATAGTCGTTCTTAAATCTTGGAAAAGAAAGCAATATGACTTTACCAAAGTCTGGGAATCTTGAGTCTACGGATGCCCTATACATATCATAGACTGCGCTACCAGTTTTTGCTTGATCGTGACCAGTTGTATTTTCAATTGCAAAACCAGAAATCTCATCTAGGATTACAACAATAACGTTATAACCTTCCCACGCTTCTCTTTCTGAGTGACCTGAGTGTACTGTGATCGCTTTTTGAAACTGTATCTCAGAGGCTTTGGCATAGTATTTACCAATGAACCATGGAGACTTATCTATGCGGCTTCTAAAGCCTTTAAAGAATACGTTGCTTGCCTGTTGTGAGTTAATTGCAATATTAATGATATCAATTGAATCGCCAGGTGGCTTTCCATAATATGTTGCTGGGTCTTTTAGGCACAATAGCAAATATACTATATACGCAACTGCAATTGTTGAACAATAGTCTTTGCCAGACCCTTTTCCTAACTGTGCAACAACTTCATTTGCCGTTTGCTTAAACCTAATTGATCCTTCTTCTTCACCAAATAATTTTTTTAATGTTGATTCTTTATATATTTGCGAGCTTTTCTCTATGAGGGTATACTGATAATCAGATAAAAGTGGAAGCCCCAGGTAATTTGGGTCATTGACAAATGTTCTTAGGTCTACTGGCTTTTCTTCGAACTCTTCACCATCAAGAATATCAATTAGATCTGAAAAATCAAACGACACTGACTACCCCCTGAGATTTTCTAGCGGTGTCTTTCTAAAATTATGCCCCTTAGAAACTTTAACATGTTTAAAAAAATGTCCTACTGAAAAATATCTTACATCGCTTAATACTTCGTCTACCCCATGTTTGCATTTTTGTTCTGCACCGTGAATAACAAGGTCGCCCTTTTCTGGCTTGTACCGCAGGTCATTTTGTTCTGGGTAATAGACTTCCCCGCCTTCAAAATCATTAAAATAAATTATAGTTCCATGAGTAATTAAATCAGCCAAGTCAAAGTCATCACCTTCTTTATAGATTCCAGCCTCAAGCCGAACTTCTTTAAACTGATCTATGTCTGAATGTGGCCTTCTGCTAGCACCTTTTAAAAGCTTTGAAGCTCTGCCACCAGGAGTTGCATAACAACCATCTAACATTATTGATGCAATTCTTTTTTTAACTGCTCTTATTGATTCTGTCTGCTCATGGCTTATAAAATAATCTTTTGCAGTTGCAAGAAAGGGTGGCTGCCAGACATCTTCTGGCAATGAGAGTATATCTTTCATAATTGATTCGCACTCTTCATCTGACATGAAGTGTTTATAAACAAATATTTCATCGCCTATTTCTATAAAGCCATCTTTATTGAACATTAGTTATAACCTCTGCATCATTTATATTAACCGCTTCAACGATACCAGTAATCTGAGATAGGCGTTTTGCTACATCCATCTTACATTTTGGACAACCAGAAGTCACTTCTTTTAATATACCAACAAGTAGCTCTTGCTTTCTTTCTGTCTCTGCAATCTGTGAGGCTATTTGTGAGTTTTCCAATACCCCAACAGACTGTAGCATTGCTATTCTTTTTGTCTCTATATCTGCAATTAGCTTAAGAGATGCTGCTTTTATATTTAACTGACCCTGAGTATCTGCATCCTCTACTGTCTTCCACGCTTCTTTGATTAGCATTGCGTAGTGTTGATCAGCTCCAGAAATTGCCTCTCTTGCACGGTCACGAATATTGCTATCGTTATGTACAACGGACTTCCACTCGTCTAGGTATTCTAGGACTTCTTTTCTTGAGTATCCAGTAAGTGTTGCTATCTGGGTTGCTGAATTGCCCTTTAAAAGCTCTTCTACGACCTTATTCATGCGGTCAAAATGTACTGCTGGCTCTAATTCGCTCATATGTAAATTATACCACGTTTTAGTTGACTAAGACTTATTGGCTATTTTAAGAAGAATTAAATATCCAATTAGATCATCAATATCATTATCTCCAGGGAATGCCTTATCATTTTGAATTCTATTTAGCTTGTCATCAATACGTACACGGATCTGTTCTTTTGAGTCCGCCTTTGAAAATATACGAATGGGATCAAGTGCTGAGTTTCCATATGATATATTTTTCTTTATAAGCATCTCTGCTGTTTCAAGGCACTCCACTATAATCTTAGGGCCTGACGGTGCATCGGTTGCAATTAATTGAAGGTCTGTTATCCATGCTTGGTATCCGCCATCTTTATTTGGGTATTCGCTCATTTTTTTCTTAACAATCCAAACTCTTGTAAATATCTCTGTATGGTCATAGCAGAGACTCCGCACTCTTTACCTATTTCTGTGACTGTTTTCTTTTGTACTACGTACCTTCTATATAGCCAATCCTTACTCTGATAAAGCTTCATCGCTTAGTAAGCACCTGGTTACTATAATGTGCAATACCAAAACTATCTGCAACATCAAAATCCACAATTTCTAAACCATATTTCTTATTAAAGTAGTCAGCAGTTCTTTGCTTCCTCATATTTCTTAATTGATTTTTATACCATGAATCTGCGTACCCTGGATTAAGTAATCTTATTGAAGACTTCTCATCTTTTGTAGGGTTCTTGTTGCCAATGTACGCCTGCCACGAGGATGGGCTAATAGTGATAACCTTAGCACCAGTAGACATAAGCTCAGCAATAACAACTCCATATACATAGGACAATTTTATCACAGCGTCTGGTGATCTGACAAGTATCGCACCTTCTACAGCAATATAATCACTCTTAAGTTCATCTAACATCATTGCCATTTTATTTTTTGCATCGTAAATTTTTTCATATATATCTTCGCCAACTAAATTTATTTTTCCCCATTTTAATGGTATGTCGTTTTCCATTAAGCAAAAAGCAATAGAGTTAGTAGATGCATCTATACCAAGAACCCTATAAGCCTTAGTTTTTACAAGACTAGCTAATTTCATCGACTATCCCTTGCAGTAGATTTTTTAGCTTAGCACTTGATTTTTTAATACAGGATGAGCAAACATCATCTGAGTTGTATCTGCTTAGCTGGGACTTGCATTTTTTGCATAACCTGACGGCACCCTTTTTAATAGCTTTTTTCTCATAGTATTTTTCCATGATCCTTTTGTTGGTAGCAATTCGACAGCACTCATCTGTGCAATATTTTTGATTGTGTGTCTTTGCTTCAAAATTTTTTTTACAATCCTCGTTGAAGCAAATCGTATTTTAGGCACCTGATACAATTCTATCTGTACAGTTCCAACTGGGCCAGATTTGTCATAACAAGCTTTCTTGACTGGGCAATATGTGCAAGGCATCTTAGACTTGGTTGATCCTGCTGGCCTTACTGGAAGATCTCCGTTTTGAAAGTTATCCCAAACTTGCTCCATCCAAGCAAATGCTTCTTCAATAATTGCTTTATTCTTTTCATTCATTGAAATTGGAATAATCAATATCTCTTGAGTGTTCTTGTTTTCATACAGGAAGAATCCTTCTTTGGCATTCTTCAACTTCATGTATGTCAATAGCTGAAGCATATGGTTTGCTGATGACTTCATCTCTGACTGTCTTGTATCCCATACTTCTTGTTTTGCCGTCTTAATTTCACCTATGACAGTTTCACCATCATACTCCATAATTAAATCTATAAAACCCCTAATTGGAGGGTATTCA